TTGTTATATCCAGTAAATACATAACCTTTTGCATTATCATACTTAGATGATAATTCATATTCTAAGTTTTTATTCCATTTAAAGACTTCTGGAGTAAATTCTGCAAGTTGACCAACTGCCTCTAGTCTAATAGTTGTATTACCTTGTGTATATCCTATACCTCTGTTTGAAATAACAATTCCCAATACACGCCCTCTATCTTCACCAATTGTACCTATAGTTGCCTTTGCAATCGCACCAAATCCATCTCCATTGATAATAACAGTTGGTGAAGTTGTATAACCACTACCTGAGTTAATAATAGCGATAGATACAATCCTACCATTGATAACAATGGCTTGTGCTAGTGCACCTTCACCCGAATTTACTTTTATAGTGGGAAGTGATGTATAACCTGTACCGAAGTTAGTAATATTAACAGATTGAATAGACCCTCTAACACTTGCAGTGGCAGTAGCACCTGTACCTCCACCACCTGTAATAGACACACTAGGTTGAGTTGTATAATTCTGACCACCCTGCTCAACTAAAATTCTTGTTACTCTACCGCCAGTAATAACTGCTTGTGCGGTTGCACCACTACCATTTCCCCCAACAATCGATACAAGAGGTGATTCTGTGTATCCACTACCTCCTGCAGTTACATCAAATCCTGTAAGACTACCATTAACAATAACTTCAGCAGCAGCACCTGTACCTCCACCACCGTTAATTTCTACAGTTGGTTTTGCTCCTGCATCATATCCTTCACCAGAATTATTAACACTAATCTGTGTTAAAGGTCCGAATTGGACGAAATCACCAGATTTGTATCCCCATATAGATACACCGTTTATCCATGTACCTATAGGACTGTTAGCAGCAATATCTTGTCTCTCAGATATAGTTTCAACAATTCTAGGGAATCTTAGTAACTTTCTTTGGTTACCTGGGATAAGAGCAGACCCAGTAAAAGGTCCTATCTTATAGTTGGGTAATCCTGATGCTGCAATATAAGCATATTGGTCATTAAAGAAAGAGTTTTGAATATTAGTGGTAAATTCACTAACAACATTGTTAATAGAGGTTATATCTGACTTACCTCTGTTTAAATCAACAGATAATAGAATATTACCCTCAGGTATAATTTCTGTAGGAACGTTTAGTTGATATGAGAATGAAAAGTCGTCTAGACGTGCAGTAACAGTAAATGTGCCATTATAAACAACAGGGTTAGCACCATAGATGGTAACTTGGTCAGAAACAAGTAAACCATGTGGATTATCGCAAACTATAGTTGCTGTCTGATTATTAACACCACCTGGGGTAGCAGAAGTAACTTGAATAAGTTTTTTAACGTTATATAACCAAGAAGTTAATCTTTCGTCAATATCAGTCGCACCTAAGTTAGCAACTTTTAATTTATCACCTTTTAGATAGTATGACCCAGTATCGTTTAGTATTGTTGTACCTGCTTCAGCAATACCAAGAATTCTCATCTTACACTCGGTATCTGTGCCAAAATTGGTATATACGAAGATATCGGATTGGACAATTGTACCTGGATCCCAATCCTCTACAACATTGTTTTTACTACGAGTACATTCTATAAACTGGTTAAGTGACTTCTCTTTATATTGGACTTGCTCTACATCGTTAATTAATATAGTACCATTTCTTTCTGGCCATCCAATAGTCGAGTCAACGGTAATTATTTGACCATCTGTAGATAAAGGCTCAACTAGAGTCGTTTTATAAGGAATCTTAAAGAGACCTACTAATGTTTCTTCTGATATTGCTAATTCATAGATTGTGTCAGTACCTTCAATAATAGTAATGACGTTTTCAATCAATGCGTTTGCTTGTTTGATGTTTAGGTCAACAGCATCAGCATATTGGACTACTTGGGAGTCAATTAGGTTAGCAGGGTCACCAGATATCAACTCAGCACGTAAAACAGTGTCTACGACCCATGTAGCGTTGGATGGTGAGATGATTTCGTCTCTTGGGTAGAATAGTGATACATTCTCACCAAAAAGAATTTTAAACAAATATTGAGTTGCTAATTCAGTACCTTTTGAGATATAGAAGTCACTAATATTTTTAATAACTTGTACAGGGTCTACTTTTGAAAAATCAATATCTAAAGTAGGTAAATATTGCCTTCTAAACTTATCAAATACTTCTTTGATAAACAGACTGTCAAGATTAGAAACAACTGCTCCTGCAAGGTGATTTGACTGTCTTAAGTTTGCTTCACTAGCATATACTTCGTTATGATAATTGTCGTATGTAACAGCACCAGAAACGCCTCTAGAGCACTCTAAAAAGGCAGAAGGTGAATAACCTATTCCAGGTTCTATTACGTCATATCCAGTAACTTCATCAAATCCAACATCTAAAGATGCTCTTGCTGCTTTTGGCTCAGCGATAAAGATTTTAGGAGGAAACTCAGTAGAATATCCACTACCAAAGTTTGTAATATTAATATCAGTAATTTCACCGTTGAATATAGTTGCTGCAGCAGTTGCACCAATACCACCGATAGGTTCGCCAAATCCATCCTTTCTATCGTCAACAATATACACAGATGGAGCATCATTGTAACCACTACCACCTGTCAACATCTCAATGTTGGTAACTGACCCAGATGCAACAGTAACATCGAGGACTTGAGCACCAACAGGGTCTATGATAGCAACTCTAGGTGCAGTTACATATCCTCTACCTCTATTGGTTATTTGTATCTCATATACTTGACCATCTTGGTTTATTCTTGCCTGTGCTTGTGCATTGATACCATCAGCAGGGGCAGGGTCAATATAAACAGTTGGAGGGTTAGAATAACCACTACCCATTGTTAATACAGAAATACTGTCTACATTTACTCTACCTTCACTATCAACTGTACAAGGACTGATTGTAGCACCTGATGGATTCTTAAATGTGATAGATGGGATGAATCCATATCCACTACCACTATCGTCTATAGTAATAGTATCAACTTGACCAGTTGTATCATCTACAGTCAATGAAACTATTGCAGGAGTGCCATTAGAGTCAGTAGGGGTTGCTACAACAGGTATAGGTGGGTTATAAGAGTTATATCCTTGTCCACCATCAATTAAGTTAATATTTTTGATACCACCAATCAAAGACCTAACAGTAGCACCACTACCATCAGCAGAAGTAATGATTACTCTAGGATTGAAGTCTAAACGATACTTCTCACCACCTGTTTTAGGAATAATTCTGGAAACTTGCCCTGCAGCGTTAACAGCAACAACAGCAGAAGCACCACTACCAAAAACAGGAGCAATATACTCAACAGACCTAATATCAATCTGGTCTGCTGCTCCAATCGGATTTTTGAAGATTACGGTAGTCTCAAAAACAGTATAATCAATATATGGTTCTTGCAATCTACCATTTTTCTGAATTACGAGTCCAATATCAGATGTTGGACTATATGCAACATCACTTACACGTAATGGGTAATTTTTTGTGCCTTGCCACTCTGTATAACTAACATTGTCTAATGTTATGATAGGTTGGTCTGCATAACCGACCAAATATGTAACTTGAGTAAATTCTGAGTCATCTGCACCACTTCTTGCTCTAGGTGCTACTGTAAATACTAAATTACTACCATTGATTGTATAATCAACATCAGGAGTCAACATATCGTTGTATGTTATGACTATTAGGTGTTGTGCACTAGGAGGTGCTACAGGAGTGCCTAAAAATGATAAAGGAAACTCTCTTGTTACACCATCAAACTGAAGAAATGGATTTTCTAGTTGTTGTTTCTTTTTATTAAATTGTGAATACGATACACCTGGGGTAATGATGGCATCAGGTCCTCGAGTCACAGACTCGTAGTAGATAACCTCATTATCAATCATTATCGAGCCATTTTTCTCGACAAATCCATCAATACTCTCTATTTCTATCTTTGTATCAATAGTGCTAATTTCACTAAGCAATAATGTAGAACTTGACAACGTTTTAGAGTTGTAGTTATCAAGGTTAAGATAATTTAACAGATTATTCAGAATGTCATAAGGACGTCCTGTTTTCTCTTGAGATTTGTAATACTCAAAGAGAAAATTAACAAGTTGTCTATCTTCCTGCCTAATAAACTCAGGAAGTTGATTTTCAACTCTATCTGATACGTTGATATTCTTAGTCTGCATTATTACCTAGAAACAAGAGGTATCTACGGGATACGTAAAGGTATCGGAGGGGTAGTCAATGATATTTAGACCACTTGTGTCACCTAAGTTATAACCAGAGAAATTGTTAGGGTCAAAAGACGCAATCGGCAAACTCTGAGTGTTATAATCTATAGGATTGACTATTGGGTTAAAGAAAGTTGGGTCTACACCTGGGGGAATCTCAATAGTTGGAGATATTGGCATAACAGAGATTGGAAGTTGCTCTGTACCGTCAGGTGTTTGCTGAATAGCAATAGGACCTACACAAACTTCTCCACTTCCATAGTTTACAGTGCCTACAGCAGCATTTAAGACAACTTCAGTCTCATCTCTAGTAGTAACCAACATAAGATTGCCCATTCCATCATCTCTGATGTTTACAGGCACTAAAACTTGTGTTGTTTCGTCGGTAGAGAAGACTGTGCTTGTTGTAGAAGCAGAAGTAGTTGTCCCAGTAGTCAAATTGACCAATTCTTCAGTATAATCAGTTGCATAGAATGTGCCAGACTTAACAACAGAGAAATTAGGTTTACATTTTTCACCTAAATTGCTTCCATTGCCTTCTGGGTCTCCTGCAAAGCTACTTGGGTCATAAAGTGGGTTACCAAAATTTAAACATTGTGTAAATACGTTACCAAATGTGAATTTATCAATATTCTGACCTAATGTAAGTTGTGTAACGTTACCAGAAATTGATGTATCACTATTATCGACCATTGCACCGAATTTTGACCCCTCAACTCGATTATTAAATCTGTCAGTCTGTCCGCTTCTGTTATATTCGTCGATTGACTGTAAAATTTTAGTACCTAACTGACTTCCAGTAAGTGCAGTACCATTTGCGTTGTAATAAACGTAAACTTTTGGAATAATATAGAAACTAGATGGGTCAATGACCTCAGGTTGGATAGATGCAACTGCATACTTCCTTAAATCTTTTTCAATTTTTGCTTTTGTAGACTCATTCAGTTTATTTCCTGTTTTTGGTCTAATTGCAACGTATACCTTACCATATACAGGTGGAGATAGTTTCTCGCCACCGTAGGCGGTTACAGACGCTGCCTGTGGGTATATTTCAGTGACAATGTGCTCATAGTCAGATTCTGTTACAGCACGGTTTTGAGTTGCATATGCTCTAGGTGCTCTAAACTTAATACTTAATGATGATTCTTGGTCTTCACCTTGCTGACCCTTCTCCATTGTCATTGTGGTGATATTCTGTGGAGGTATCACACGACCATCAGAGTCTTTTATCTGTCCTATGAATGCAAAGTTGTCAGCACCGTTTGCTTCTACACCAAAAGTGGTGACATAACTCATAGTGATGTATTCACCATCAATTAAACGACGTCCGATTATACCATCACCGAAGATAACTTTATATCTTTGGTCATCAGTCTCTTCAAGATAGTAAACACGAGAGTTTTCATCAATTCCTGTTACGTTTCCTGCTAGATTGTAAGTATCAGTTTCACTAGACTGAGCATTTGGTGAAATATCTACAGTTAACAATTCAGTATCAACACTTTCTGCAGGAATTACAAATTCCTGATTCTTAGTGTAGTCAACTGTATAATTATATGTTAATAAATTCCCTTGATATATGACAACGTTAGAAAAGTCTGCAATACCTGTGCCTGTATTTACTGGGACTTGAATATCTCTAGTCAAAGTAAACGTAAATGTGTCTAATGCGTTATCAGCGACAAATACATCTCCTTTACTTAATATGCAAAACTCAGGGAATGTAGTGCCATTTAATGCTGTAGTAGTTTGCACTTTAATATGGACACATGCCTTCGGTGCTTTAATTGAGCGAGGAGTGTAATTTAATTGTTTAGCAATTCTTACAATATTATCTCTTACAGTTGCAGATTCTAAGAATGCTTCATTCAATGCCATGTTAGCATTGAAAGCAGTGTAGTAAGTATTGTAAGCTAGAATGTCAATAAGATATGAGGCAGCACTACCTTCAAAATCATAATCAGTAAATTCTTTCCTAGTTCTTAGGTAAGACCTGATTGATTCTTTTATCTCAAAGAAATCTAGAGAAGTTAATTGTGACGGTATAGCGGGCATGTTACGTCTTCTCTAATAGGAATTCTACGTTTTGGACTAATTCTTGTCCAACAATAATATAATCCATGGATATATCAACAGCATTATTATCTGGTGAATCATCAACTTTAACCTCTGTCACTTCAATACGAGGCTCAAGTCTTTCCATTGTATTGAATATCTCTGTACGAATAGCATCAGCAGCAAAGACATCCCATTGCTCAAATAAAAGTTTTCTGACTCTAGACCCAATCTCAGGTTGAAATGGTCTTTCGCCAAACATAGTCAGTAAAAGATTCCTTACAGATTGAGAAATTGCTCTCTCATTCTTCACAGCACCAAAATCTTTAGTAGAAGGGTTAGCATTTAACGAAATTGCTAAGTCCTTGAACCCTCTACTGACGTATTTTTCTGCTCTGAATTTGTAACTCGGCATTTACATCCTTTTTTGGAATATTTATCACTTGGGTAGTCGGTTATTAACGTTTTACCCTCAGCGATAAACCATTCTGCTCTGTCTACTCTAATCACCATGTTATTCCTGGGTATGAACAAGAACTTTTACAGGCGGTTACTATCGCTATAATCTATTTATAGGGTTTTCCGACTATTTTCCTTGACCTCTATATCTTTTTTTCGCGCTATTCCTACTTGTTGCCGAATATTTGGTATGTTGACCTCGTCCTTGACGAGTTTTCTTGGGTCTTACATCAGTATTATAAGATGTACCCATCATTCCAGTTTTAGTTGCCATAATTTAAGGTTAATTTACTAAGATGCTAACACAGTTGGGTGTCCAAATGCAATCATAGAGTAACAAGGATAAGAAAATCCAGGTACTCCGACTCCTAGAGGGTCTAGGATACGTGCCAGTGGACGTTTATGTGCAAAGACTGTAAGCGTTGTTGCATTACAGACTCTAATGTGACCAACTCCACCATTATCTTCTATAGTTAGGTTACTACAGGGGATAGGAGTTGGAATTGGACACACTGATTTGCCACACGGACACATATAGATTATTATATTCGTACATGTGGCAATGTGCAAGGTGAATGTATCACCAAATACCATAACAGGGATTCTGTTTACTTGCACCATTGCGCGATCTGGCGTAATAGGGAAAGTAGGTATCAGTGGTGTAGGTGGCCACCAACAAGTCTTATTCTTAATTACTATAGTATAAGGTATTGGTGGACTACCGCAAGACTGTACTGAGTGTACAGTCGAGGGTAAACAGAGACCATGACCAGTGCAAGGTAATCCATTCAATGATGTGACAGGTTTTAGAAATCCAAATGCCATTATTAAGTGAATTCTCCGTTAAGTTCGTTTCCTGCATTATATGGTCGTCCTGTAGGCACTTCTTGACTACACTCATCAAAGAATGGATTACCTGTATTATTCATTGCCCTTCCTAGTGCAACAGTACTACCAGTCAAATAGTTTCTTACAGTCATCCTACCATCATATGGTCCTAAACGCATATTATTGTTTTCATCCACACGCTGAGGGTTGATTGCAATCGACGCATCATTCACAAATGTTAGTCCAACACCAGTCCCACCACCACCTGTGCAACCTGTGCACCAAGGATTAGTGCGACCAAACGCAGTTATCTCCCACCATCTTTGTCCTGCAAGTTTATTTCCGCTTCCATCATATCCACAATACACATCTAGAGGTCCTGTAGTGTTACCGCTTCCGCGAGTATACGTATCCCAACACTCTGCACCTGGGTATGAGCCGCAGTTTACATTCATTGCGTTGTATGATATAGAATTTCCACCACCATAATTGTAATTAGTGGAAGTTGTGCCTGACACATTACTACCCATCCATAGTTGTAACTGCTGCACCTCATTTAAACCAACACCAGTATTGTAATCATATGTATTCTCATCTCCACCTATAGGGATGAATATAATATTTGCAGAGTTACTAGGGTCACGGTAGCAACGTCCATCTACTGTGCCATCATTACAATTCCATACTTTCGCATTTCCGCTTGCGTTACTCTTTGGGACTACACGTCTTGGCGCAAGCACAGGTTTAGTTTGCTTCTTAAAGAAATTCATAAACGCTTCACCCTGCGCACCAATGGTCTTACCCTTAATTTCTAATGATACTCTATATGATGCAGACTCCTCTTCCGATGCGCAATACTTATATGGTAGATATCCATACGCTTTTTCATTATCACTGGCAGTCCTACTACCACCTCTCCTTACTTTAGTGATGTTGGGTAGGTTGTTAGTTAAGTTTTCCTCTTGTCCTACATCTAAGTATGCGCAAGGCATGTCAAACCACCTTGATATATTGTATAATTTAGGTTGACCAGTTGTTATACAATTCTTTTTACCGAATGCACCGTATACATGTGATGAGTCATCGTTATATTTGTCTACCGCTTGACCAGTAGAGTATATCCCAGGCATAATATCCTTCTCAAACTTAGCAACACCTGGGGATATCTGACTCACATACTGGAATGTTTCCTCATCTGGGAGTGCGGAGGATACATTACCCCTTGCATCTATTTCAATACAGTCCTGTTTGATGTTAAAACAGTGCCTAGTCTCGTCCTGTGTCTGCTCTGCAACGCGAATGTAACTGTCTGGGACTGATACTTCCTTACCTCTAGTAATATCACCTAATAGTTGAGTTGTAAAAGACCTATTGTCAGTGTCTTCGGAAGCAATAGAAGGTGCATAGTCACCTACAGCACTGAATGCCTCTGCCATTTCCTTCCCCATTGCATCAATAGTGACGTCACCATCGTCTACAGGGGGTGATGTAAACTTCATACTCTCTGGGTCAGTCACCATAACCTCTGGTAAGTTGACTTGATTGTATCCAGACCCACCATCTACGATGCGAATTGACTTAATAGACCCATATGAGTCGACTCTTTGGATTTCTAACACTGCTTCGCGGAATACTACCTTCTCTTTATTCTTACTTGTGCCCTTTTTCTTCCTGTCTTTGATGTCAAATACGGTATATGTGTTTTCAATGTGCTCTTGATTCTCATCTTTTGACGATGGTGCGGGAATTGCCTTCTGAAAATCGGGATTCATCTTAGGTGACCACTTCTTTACAAACTTAGAAGTGTCAGATGCGGAGAAATCATCCATGACACGCGGGTCTATCACCTTTATAATAGGGTCTTTGTAACCTATTCCGCCATTTATAATCTTAATTTTAGTGATTTCCCCCTTATTATTGACTACTGCCTTCAATTTTGCCTCATCTAGTGTGCGATGAGGTATCAATGCGTTAGGGTCTATCTCCACTTTGTAGTAAGATATGCGTTTTGGGAACTCATACACCCCACAAAAGGCAGCTTTGTTGGGAATTCCGCGCCCTGCAAGCACTAATGCGGTTGCTCCTGTCTCAGAAGTGATGGTTGAGCCGTAAGAAAAGTCATTTCCGTTACCAGTTAGCTCCATCATACCACATTTTAGCTCATCTCCGAAGTAATAAACAGCAGCTAAGTCCCATCCATTGAGTTTTTGACCTCTTGAGAAGAAGTTTCCGTTGTTAGAGGTGTATCTAAACAGTATTCTTTTCGTTTTTGTGTCTATTTCAAAGAAACATGCGTTAGTATCCTCGTCTCCATCGTTAATTTTGATACGTGTTTCGTTAGTTTGCCATGAATCTTGACGTATTTCGTAAAAATGTGAGTGAAATGACAGATTAGGGATGCATGGGTCATCATCAGCATCACAACAAGGTGCATCATTGAGTACATACTGGCATGAGAAGACAGGACCATTCCAAGGATATGACGTGTCATACAAATAATACATGAATTGTGTGTCATAGGAGTCTTCAAACCCTAAGTAACGAGGTACCGCAGCCTTCGTTGCACCATTTAGTCCGTAAAACCACTCAAAGTTAGCATCTGCACTAAGTATTTCTACTCCATCCGTGCCATTTCCCCATCCTGCTAGCCCAGGTGTAGCTGGATTTGCTCCATTTCCTCCTGCATAACCCACTGGGTCAAACATTCTGTAGTTATTAAGACTATATCCAGGTCCTCCAGAGTATCTTCCGCTACCTGTATTGTTTTCATCGTAGGCATACCACCCACTTTTATCAATACACTGACCTGTAGGTCCTATATTACTACCATCATTGATAGTTTCTACTGGTGCAACTGGACTATCCTTAGTAAAACAATACCCTATGATGCCCTGATACACATACTCTTCGTCAAATGCTCTTGCAGGAGCAATGGGCCCACCTTGTAGGTTGACTTCTCTAGCAGGGTCGATAGTATAGAAGTTGTCTATATCCTCCCCATAAGTCACTCCATCAGGATTCTGATACTTGTAATGGTAGATTGCTGCTACATTCTCGTTAGGGTCTTTAAATGTATTAGCATCCGACTCTGATGTAAAAACATATCCTATAGTCCTTATTAGTTTATATTGGTCTCTACCTTCTCCTACTGCTGATGGAGTGGCACTGCCCACTGTAAGCATAGTATCATCAGGCCAGTAAGAGTAATATAGATTAAGTGGTTGAGCATTAGTAACCTGTTTCTCCATTGTCCAGAAGACAGGTTTACCACTACGTGGCTCTGCGTTATATCCTTCTACTACTGATTGCCATGATTCATTCTCATTACCAAAGTCTAGTTTAATTAGACCTCCATCATCACTATACTTGTGGTCTCTCTTACTAGGACGAAACCAACGGTGTATAGGACTTCTTCTAAAGTCACAGTAGTCTACACAGTTACGTGTAGCATTTGCTCCTATGTAATGGACTATATCCTCTCCTAAGGGATTACTCCCTGCTCCACTATTATTAAATGTTATCTGATAATCTGTCCCAGGTCCGCTATGGTTTGCATTAGAACGATACTTACTACTAGCAGGACGCTTATACGTTTGCTTAAACCCAGGTCCTCCTATAGGATTGGGAAAACTTCTACCTGTCTCCTGTATGTACGTTGCCATTAATTGCGGAGTCTTCTTCCAATTTATTTAGTCTCTCATATAGATTATCGAATAACTCCTTAAGATTACTATACTCGTCATTCCCAGGTATCTTATACTTTACCATATCCGCCCCAGGTGGGGGTAACTTATTAAAAGCAGTCTCGAGCACCGCAATGCGAGACGCTAAATTTTTTACTGCTTCACTTAGTTGTTTGAAAGACCAAGCAACCGCTTCCATCTCACTCTCAAACTCAGGGACGCCATTTTTTTCCATCGCGATTTTTTTAGAATTTAGCAGTTACACCTAACACAGTAGCATTAGGATTACGGGCTAGAGCTACTTCTCTTGCCTCGTCATAGTTACGTGCACGCACTTCCTCAAAGAAGATTTGTCCTGCTACGTAAAGTTTTACTTCGTGAATCATGTCGCTTAGTCCATCCATTAGTTTGAGCGTTTTAAGATAATGTTTCCATCTAGGTCTTCTTCATATTCTAGCACATCTCCTGCCATCCAACCAGTCTCCCTTAATAATTCCTCAGGAAGATTGACATAGGCATTCAAGTCATCATCCTCGAGTATATCAAGAGTGTATCGTTTCATACTACTTAAAGTCATTACACCTTATGTAGTGTTTCCACGAATTGCACCTACACAACTGATTTGATATGCT